GGATCTTGTTGTTGATATGAATAGTCAAGATATTTTAGGACATCCTAGATCAATGGGTAATGCAACTGCTAGTTTACATTTAATGGACGATAAAATGACTGCAAGAGACTTAGGTCCATGGGAACATTCAACTGTTGATTTTACTGCCTCATTTTCTTCATCTGCGGATGGTATAAAAATATTAGGCGAAGGTGTACAGTCATTTGATATAGCAGTACAATCTGGTTCAGCATTTACTGCAAGCGTAGGAGCAAAATGGACAGTAACAGATTCACAAGATACAACACCGGCAATATTTGTGCAATATGCAACTAATTATTTATCTTCATCACAATTGCCTGGAGATACTGGAAATGTATTTATGACAGGATCTCAACGTGTAATTACATCATCATATGGTACAGCTGCAGCAAATACATGGGAAACCATAGCATTAGAAGTTCCTGCTTCTGGACAAGATCAAGTATATCAACTACAATTACGATCAGGTAATTCCGGTTCAAGTAATATAACAGTATTTAGTGATTTGGAGATTTCATAATGATAATAAAAAATGGACAAGTATATTATAGACCTAGAATTAAAAAAGATAGTACAAAACAATCAAGTTTTCTTATTAAAAATGGACAAGTGTTTTATAACTTATCTTTTAAAAAACTACCTATAGTAACCACAGTTGCAGGTTATGGACAAAAAATATTAAGCATAACATCTTCTAATATTAATAAATTTATAGGTGTTGCAAGAACAGCTATTGAAAAAGTTATAGGAGTAGAATAATGCCTGTAATTACATCTAACACATCTGACCCACCACAATTTGCATCTACCCTTGCAAATAATGATGGAACTGCTATGAAGACAGAAGAATCTGTTGATTTTACAGGATGGTCTGGAACGTTACCCTCAGGTGCCACAATAACTGGAGTTCAAATTATAGCAGATTGTGCAATTGATCCACTAGTAGACGGCGCAGCTGCAAATTCAGTTTGGACTATTACTATTGGTAGTGACACTAGCGATACAGTTACTCCAGATATTAGTATTCCTTCACCTCTTGCATTTGCAGAAGTTACATGGGGCACTGATGCCACGTTATGGGGACTTGGATCAAATGTTTGGAACAATGATATATCTTTCTCAGATATTATTGTAACATTTAATACCCCTGGAAGTAATGTTTTTTATATAGACCAATTGCAAATGAAAATACATTATACTACACCTAGCCCTGGTTCTCCTATTAAATTATTAGAAGGTTACATTCAACTTATTAACGGTCGTATTAGCATTTAATCTTTCGTTTCTACATATTTATATAAAAATGGAGAGAAAGTAAGCTATGGCAGTAAAAGTTCCAATTTGGCCGGGTTCGGCATCATTTACAGAAGGAAGTACTCCTTTTGGATTATATGATACAGATAATGATTTTACATCATCTGCAGATAATACTGCAGAATGGTGTGCAAAAAGACTAGGATATCCATTAACTGATATAGAATTGCAAGATGTAAATTTTTACGCATGCTTTGAAGAAGCTGTTACAGAATATGGCAATCAGTTAAATACATATAATATTCGTGACAACATGATCAATTTGTTTGGTGCAGCAACAGGTTCAAATTTATCTGGTCAAAAAGTATCTTCTAATATGGGAGGCTTAGTTGAATTAGCAGAAGAGTATGGAACAGAAGCAGGCTCAGGAGGAAATGTAACATATTTTACAGGATCTGTATCAATGTCTGCAAATCAACAAATATATGATTTAACAGATTCAGGAATTGTATCATTAGAATCTGGAACTGCAGGAACTGATGAAATAGAAATAAAAAGACTTTATCATGAAGCACCTCCTGCAATTGCAAGATATTTTGATCCATTTATAGGAACAGGATTGGGATCTCAACAAATGTTAGATTCATTTGGTTGGGGTAATTATTCTCCAGGTGTATCATTTATGATGATGCCAACATATGCAGATGTATTAAGATTGCAAGGAATTGAATTTAATGATCAAATAAGAAAATCAGCATATTCATTCCAATTAATAAATGATAGATTGCGAGTATATCCATTACCATCAGGAGATAATTTTACAGTAATTCATTTTGACTATATATTAAAATCAGATAGAAGTAATCCTTTAAAAGGTTCGACAGGAACAATATCTGATTATTCAAATGTTCCATATCAAGATATTATTTATTCAAATATTAATTCAGTAGGTAAACAATGGATAAGAAAGTATAGTTTAGCATTAGCAAAAGAAATGTTAGGATATATTAGAGGAAAATATTCTGCAATACCAATACCTAATGCAGATGTAACATTAAACGGAGCAGACCTAACATCAGCCGCTCAGACTGAAAAAGAAGGTCTTATAACAGAACTAAAAGAAATACTGGATTCAATGTCTAGGCAAGCACAATTGGAAAGAAAACAAGCTGAAGCAGATGCATTGCAACAGCAGATGAACAAAATACCACTTAAAATATATGTAGGGTAATTATGGCGTTATTTGGATCAGCAAGAGATGCGAGTTTAATTAGATCAATTAATAACGAACTTATTGTCAATTTTATAGATACAGAAATTGAATTTTATAAGTTGGTATTAAATGAAACACGTGAAAATATTTACGGAGAATCAGTTTCAAAAAAATATTACAATGCTATTAAGATTCCAGGTCTTATGCAAAAAGATGAAAAAACTATGATAGGAGATGATTATGGAATTGATTCTACAAGAACCGGTGTTTTTGCATTTTCAAGAGATTATTTAGTTGATAGAACTATAATAATGGAAATTGGAGATATATTATTTTGGGATAATGATTATTATGAAATTGATAAAGTTAGTTCATCACAATATTTTGCAGGAAAAAATCCAAGTACAGATTTAGGATTTACTACAGGAGATAGAGGAGAATTTGGATATAGTGTTGCAATAACAGTAGAAGCTCATATGACTCAAAGAAATAAACTTAATCTAATAGAAACTAGATCAGGTGGTGTAAATCAAGAATATCAATTACCAAAAAATTTATAACAAATGGGAAAATTAAAATTAAATAAAACGCAAAGTAGTTTTTCTGTTGATAAAACTACCAATCGTGCTAATCAAGTAAGGCGTGATACTGATACTATTAAAACACCTTCATGCACTATATATGATGTTGATTATGCAATTATTTCATATTTACGAGATGTTATAAAACCTACTGTATTGGAAGATGGAAATATAATTGATATTCCAATTGTATATGCAAATGGTGAAAAATGGAGCCAAGTCCAGAAACATGGATATATGAGAGATCAAAAAGGTAAACTAATGTCTCCATTAATTGTACTAAAAAGAAATAGTATCACAGAAAGAGATACATTAAAAAAATTAGATGTAGAACAAAATCCATCAGGTAATACTCAAACATTACGAAATAGATTTACTCAAGCAAATAGATATGATAGATTTGGTGTATTAAATAATGCAAAACCTACTCAAGAATTTTATATAACATCTGTACCTGAATTTGTTGATGTAACATATGAAATGTTAATATGGACGCCTTATATTGAAGATATGAATAAAGTTATAGAATCAATTATGCCAACAGGTGGATTTGCTTGGGGTACAAGTTGGAAGTTTAATACATATATAGATGATTATTCATTTGAAACAATGAACAATACTGGAGAAGATAGATTAATTAGAGCTACACTGCCATTACGTACAAAGGCAACATTGTTAATGGAAGATGAGTTGCGCATTTCTACTATGCAAAAAAGATATGCCGTTAAACAAATTAAATTTGGATCAGAATATCAAACAGATGAATTTCCTGCAAAATTAGTTGAAACAGGAAAAACATATAGTCAAATAGAATCTGAAATAGATCTATTATCAAAAATTACAAAACAAGCACAAGAAAGGAGTTAAGTTATGCCATTAAATGATCAGTTATTAAAAAAAGGAATATATGCTGCATTTCAAAGACAAGCAGTAAAAGGAGAAGAAAGTAAAAGATCAACTGTTGATCAATTATCTTCTGATCTTGCAAGAGCAATATCTGTATATATTAGATTGGGTACAGTACAAACAGCTGTAATAGGATTTGGGGTAGGAGCAACTGCCCCTCATCCAATGATAATTCCAGTATTTACTGCGAATGTAGGTAACGGTATAGGAGTTATAGTTTAATGGTTGTTTGAGATAAACATAGTATATTTATATATGTTAATAAGGAGAATAAGTTATGTCAGAACAAAAACAGTTTACAAAGGAAGAACTTGAAAAAGTTCAAGGTTTACGAGATAGAATGTCTAGATTAGTAGCACAATTTGGAGAACTAAAATTAGAACAAATTTTGCATGAACAAAAAAGTAAAAATATAGAATTACTTGAAGATCAATACAATAAAGAATATTTAGATATACAAAACAAAGAACTTGAATTAGTTAAAACGTTTAACGAAAAATATGGCCGAGGAACTCTAGATTTAGAATCTGGGACTTTTTCACCAGCAAACTAAAGGTTTGAGGTCATTTAAGCATATTTATTAAAAAGAAAATAAACAGGAGAAATTAAATGGCTGAAAAAATTGTATCGCCTGGTGTATTTACCAGAGAAAGAGACTTAACCTTTTTACCAGCAGGAATCCAAAACATTGGAGCTGCGTTAATAGGACCAACGGTTAAAGGACCAGGTTTAGTCCCAACTATGGTAACATCAATGGCCGAATATAGAGCATTATTTGGTGACGTATTCGAAAGTGGATCAGGAGCTAACTTAGGAAATTATACTTACCTAACATCATTAGCAGCTGAAGAATATTTAAAACATCATGACACCTTAACAGTTGTAAGAATATTGGCTGGTGATTTTGGTGGAGCTAATTCAAATGTTGTTTCAGAAGGACAACATACTTTAGGATTAGAGACAGGAACATCATTTAAACTTTTTACAGTATCAGATGGAGCTATATTAAATAGTGGAGGAGCAGCAGCATCTACAAATGGATCTGGTTCTGCAGGAGATGAAGGAACAAATAATATTCTAACATCAGGAACAAAAGATAATATAAGATGGGAAATTGCAAATGTTAATACATCAAGAGGAACATTTTCATTATATATTAGATCTGGTAATGATACTATTAAAAGAAAAAATATTCTTGAAACATGGAACAACTTATCATTAGATCCTAATTCAACTAACTTTATATCTAAAAGAATTGGTGATTCAAAACTTAATCTAAAAAATTCAGGTACAACGACACCATACATTCAATCATCAGGATCTTATTTAAATAAATCAAAATATGTAAGAGCTGAAGTAATAAGAAAAACATTAAATTATATTGATGAAAATGGAAATGTTGCGTCAAATGCATTTACAGCATCTTTACCAGCAGCAGTTTCTGGAACATTCTCAGGAGGTGGAGATGGTAATGTTCAGCATCCACAATTGTTTTATGATAAAATTACTGCAACTAATACGCAAGGATATGATTTAGGAACAGCAGCTAATGGTAAAACAGCATATGAAGATGCAATTAACTTATTAGCAAATTCAGATGAATACGATGTTAACTTAGTATTAGTTCCAGGTGTGATTGCATCATTAGCAGGTCATTCAACTATTGCATCATCTGTAATACAAATGTGTGAAGATAGAGGAGATGCATTTGCAATTGTTGATCCAGTACCTTATGCATCAACAATAACTGATGCAACTACAGAAGCATCATCTAGAGATACTAATTATGCTGCAATGTATTGGCCTTGGATTCAAGTAGCCGATAATTATGCATCTAAAAATGTATGGGTTCCTGCTTCTGTTGTAATGGGTGGTGTATATGCATTTAATGATAAGGTAGCGGCTGAATGGTTTGCACCTGCAGGTTTAAATAGAGGTGGAATTGATATTGCAATACAACCAGAAAGAAAATTAACTCATGGTAACAGAGATACTTTATATGATGATAATGTTAATCCATTAGCAACTTTCCCTAATAGTGGAGTAGTAGCATTTGGACAAAAAACATTACAGAAAAAAGCATCTGCATTAGATAGAGTAAATGTTAGAAGATTATTAATTGCAGCTAAGAAGTTTATTGCTTCATCGACAAGATTCTTGGTATTCGAACAAAATACAGCAGAAACTAGAAATAGATTCTTAAGTATTGTGAATCCATATTTAGAATCAGTACAACAAAGACAAGGTTTACATGCCTTTAAAGTTGTAATGGATGAATCAAATAATACACCAGATGTAATTGATAGAAACCAAATGGTAGGACAATTGTTCTTGCAACCAACTAGAACAGCAGAATTTATAATTATTGACTTTAACATTCTTCCGACTGGTGCAGCATTTCCAGAATAATAGATAAGAAAAAGTAGAGTTGAGTATATTTATATTAAATAAATAGGAGATAAAAAAATGGCAGATTTACTAAGTCCAAATGAAATAATGTATACCGCGTATGAGCCTAAAGTAGCCAATAGGTTTATTATGTACATAGAAGGTATTCCAGCTTACATAGTTAAAGCAGCATCGAGACCATCAATTGATCAAGGTGAATTAATTTTAG